TCACCGCGTCCAAAGTGGCCGACGTGATGGCCCGCACAAAGTCGGGTTATAGCGCCAGCCGCGAAAACTACATGGCCCAACTGGTGGTCGAACAAATCACCGGAACACGCCAGGAATCGTTTACCAACAGCGCCATGCAATGGGGAACCGACCAGGAACCTTTTGCCCGCGGCGCATACGAAGCCGCCACCGGCAACATGGTTGAGGAAGTGGGCTTTGTGAACCACCCAACCATTGCGATGGCTGGCGCGTCACCTGACGGCCTGATTGGCGACGACGGATGCGTGGAAATCAAATGCCCCAACACGGCCACCATGATCGAAACGCTGCTGACCGGCGCCGTGCCGCAAAAGTATTTCGCGCAAATGCAATTCCAAATGGTTTGCGCTGGCCGCGCCTGGTGCGATTACGTCGTGTTTGATCCACGGATGCCAGCCAAGGCGCAATTGTTCATTAAGCGCGTTCCGCGTGACGACGTGTTCGTTGCCGACATGGAAGCGGAAATCATCAAGTTCCTGGCTGAAACCGCGGTCAAGGTCGATCAACTGAAAAAAATCATTGGGGAATAAATCATGGCAAAACTTATCAACGAAATCACCGTAATCACCGGCACGTACAACAACGCCCAGGGCCAACAAAAAAACCGTTACCAGCGGATTGGTTCCATCATTGACACCAAGAACGGGCCAATGCTCAAAATTGACGTGATCCCGCTGAAGGAAGGCGGTTGGGATGGTTGGGCATATATCAACGAACCACGCGAACGCGACGACCAGCCGCAACAGCGACGCGCCCCCCAGGGCAGCGGGTTCGACGATATGCACGACGACGTTCCAAACTTCTAAGGGGTGGCCATGCAATTGGATTTTTTTGGCGACGAAAAGGATTACCTGGCGCAACTGAAAACCAACTGGCGGGCCACCATCGAAGGCGACGGGGGCCATTGCCCCTGTTGCGGGAAGTGGGGCAAGGTAAGCCCCCAGGGCATGAATGAAACACGCGCCCTGGCCCTCCTGTGGCTTTCCCGCGCCCCTTCCGATGTTGACGGTTGGGTGGATGTTCCCAAAACTGGCCCGCGCTGGTTGATGCGTGGCAAAACGCACACAACTTTGCAACATTGGGGGTTTGTGGAATCAGGCGGCCATGCGGAAGACAGCAAAAAATCGGATGGCGCCTGGCGCGTGACGCCCAAGGGCTTGCACTTTATTTGCGGAACGATTACTGTTCCACGTAAAGCGTACATTTACAACAATGTTGTCGAAGGCTGGTCGGACGAATGCGTTTCGTTTAGGGATTGCTTTGGCCGCCATTTTGATTATGCTGAAGTGATGGCCGACAATTTCAACTTAAATGCGATCAAACTTTAAGGAATGCCCCCCATGCAGCACGAATTGCAACCAGGGGCGGCTTTGCCCGAACCGTGGGTATGCCCTTTTTGTTATACCACCGGCTGCGCCACGCCTGGCGCGTGTAAAGAGTTGGCTTTACGCAATCACGTCTTGGATGAAGTGGCCAAAGAATTTGACAAAATGAAAAGCCTGGGTGACACCGCGGCGTCGTTTGCGGTGTTTGTCAGGAACATGAAACGTTAAGCAAACGGGCGCGTTCCGGCCTTGTCAATAATCAAGGCTTGTTTGCGTGGGCTGGTGTCGTCGCTGTTTGGAATGCTGATATGCGTCCAGCGGTCAAATTCACGAATCACCTGGTCAAACGCAATTCCGCTGGCCATAATTTTCCGCACCACTTCGTCGGGCGTCATGCCTGGCACACGGAAATCGCAAGCGCAACCCGTGCGGTGCTGGCTGCTGTCTTTGCTGCCCACGGCGTCATTGACTTTTTTTGTACGTAGGCCCGATGAAATCATTATGGGTTTGCCATCCAGCACCACTTTGACTTGTTCAAGAAAATCAGCCAGGCGCGTTAAGTTGGCCAATTCGGCGTCGTTGGGGCTGTTGTCCCATCCGTTGCGTTCGGCGGTTTCGGATGCGGTTAATTCTTCCAGGGTGAAATGCGGCGTCAAGTTCATTTTTTGGCTTTCATGTCGGCAAGTTTTTCAACCGTGCGGCCTCCAAAATAGGCCAGGAAAATAATTTGGCCCCATTGGCCCAGGAGATTTACGTAACTTTCCTGGGCGTTGTAGCCAAACGCACTCATCATTGTGAACACAAAATAAGCCACAAAAATGGCAATCAGCGCCATCGGCCGAATGTTTTTTGACAACCAGGAATCGGAACCCATGTCGGCTTTCCAGCGATCCGACACGTTGGTCATTTCGACTTCAAACAATTTTGTTTCGTTGGCCATCTTGGCCAGTTCGCCATCTTGGGCCATTTTGGCCAAATCCAATTGGGCTTTGGCTTTGGCTTCGGGATCGGGAATTAGTTTGTCGATCAACTTCCCGCCGACGTTCAACAATGCGTCAAGTCCAAACATATCAGTCCTTTCCAGTCAGAGTTTTGATTGGTTTTGCAACGTGGGTTTTTTCTTCCAGGATGGCAATGTGCATCCGGTTTTCCGCGATTTGGTCACGGTTGCGTTGGATTTCCTTTTCCAAATCCTGGCGCAATTTTTCGCGGGCCAGTTCGGCGCCGGTGTTGCTTGCTTGTTTGTTGTCGCTGGTCACCACCAGGCTAATTTTGCTGTTCAAAATGGTGACTTCATGGGACAAATTTGACAGCGCCGACATAAGATAAACCACGCACGAAAACAACAAAGGCAACAAAGCAAACGTAATTTTTTCAACAAGTTGGCTTTTTGCTTCCATATTTTGGATTTTCTCGTCACTCATTTCAATGCCCCTTCATCCAACTGATTGCAAACCCCACGGCGCTGGACACGAACGACACAAACGCCATTCCGGCCCAAAAACCACCGCGGCCCTGGTTGGCCAAGGCGACCAATTTTTCTAGGTTGCCTTCCATCTTGTCCATTTTCTTGTCCATGTCGTCAAACCGGCGTTCATAGTCCTGAACCTTTTGCCAAAGGACGCCGTATTTCACGGGATCAATTTCGGGTTGCGCCATCATTTCTTGCCCTTGTTTTTAACGTCTTCCAGGGTTGATCCAGCGCCTGGTTCCAATGATTTTTCCACGGCTGCTTTTTCCTTGCGTGACCGAATAAACTTTCGGGCTTCGGTTCCAACTGGATAGCCGCCAACAAATTTCAAACCAGCAACGTTGCCCAACGCTTCAGCGCCACCGGCAGCCTTGTTGGCCAGGTAGCCCACCAGCGTGTTGGAATTGTTCACATAGGAACCACGGGGCTGGAATTGCGTATAGTTTGCCACGTTGCCCAATGTTTTCAATTGCAATTGGGTTTCAGGATCAAAAATTTCCTGGTAATTCCGCACGTCGTCCAACGATTTCAAAGCCTTGTTGTAATTGGCTTGGCTGAAGTTTCCTTTGCCGTCCACAATGCCAGCCTTGTCCGACAACCAATTGATGGTTCCGGCTTTGATGTGTTGGTGGCCAACCGAATCGCGGCCCAACGTTTCCACCATTGTGTTGACGTTTTTGTTGACGCCGCGGATCACATACTTGTCAAAAAACTTGTCGGCCGATACGGTTTCATTTACCGCGGCTTTATATGCGGGGTCTTTTTTCAGCGCGTCAAAACGTGACTTGGCCAGGCCGCGGGCGGTATCAGCCAAAGGTTTCAATTGCGCGGCGCTGCCTTGCAATGGCAAGTCTTCCAGGGCTTGGTAAACCAGGCTGGATGCCATTGAACGGTTGCCGTCGCCGGATCGTTCGGCCTTGCGAATTTCGGCAGCCAGGTTGGTTCGCAACGCCTCAAATTGCTCGAACGTCATTGGCTCACCTTCGCGGAACCGTTTAAGGTCGGCTGCAATTTCGGGTGGCACAAAGTTGGTTTTCAGTTTCTTGGACAACAGCGCGTCGGCATTCTTGGCCAACTGCACACCGTCAACGGGGAACGTGCCGCCGTTGGCATCTTCCAATTTTTTGTATGCGCTGGTGATTTGTGCGCTGCGGTCGGCATCCAATGTTTTATAGGCGTCGATCAATGCTTCACTAGATTCAATGGTGCGCGTCGAATAAACATCCGGCGCGGCCTTTTCACGAATTAGTGGCACGTTGTCCACCAGGGCTTTGTTTTGCTCGTTTAAGCGGTATGCAAGCGCCTGGCCTTCGGGTGTTCCGCGGGTGTTTTGTTCCTTGGAAATTTTCACCAAGTCGCCGGTGGCTTGTCCTTCGGTCAAACGAACGGGGACGGGCAACGAATCACCCTCCAGGTGACGCAACACAACTGGCGTGTTTACCTTATCCAACGGCATATTGCCGTACAACTGTTGGAATTCAGGCGTGGCCGTTTGAAGGGCTTGCTTGATGATTGTGGCGTCAGGTGTCGCGGCTGCGCCAACGCTGACACGCCCACCACCTGGCTGCGCGTAAGGCGCGGCCTGGGTAGGTTGGCCAACAACGGGGGGAACGGCGGCTGGCGCCTTGACGGTTGTAGTGCCAGGCGCAACGGCTTCTACCGCACGAACAACACCACGTTGCACAAATT